TAGTTCCACTATCTAATATATTAGTAATAACTTTATAATAAATAGGAGCACCCGCATCTGTATATTGTGTATCTGAGATACTATATAAAGAACCGTTATCATCATCCATTAAAACAATAGTATTATTTACTCGTGTATAATAACTGGGTCTAAAATACTGCTCTGCATAAATACCAGGAACACCAGAACCACTTGTTCCAACTGCCCACATAGTCCAATTATGCCATACTTGTTCATTAAAGTCAAATACTAATGTAGTATTTAAATCATGTAAACTAAATAAATAAAACATATGACCATTTATTTTCATGGCATATGCAGTAACTTTACTAAAATTACTATTACCAAGAATGCGATCAATATGTGGTGTAGATATCTTTGATGGTGATGTACCATCTAACAAATAGATACCAGTACCAGTTGATTGTGAAACACCAATCCAAGCTACAGTCTGTTCAAACTGTACAATTGAATTACCATTAACACAACCAATTTCAATCTTATAAGGTGTTGCAGCAGCTAGTGGTGATGCCGTTGCATTAGCAGCATCATAAAAAAACTCTAATGACCATTGACCAAAAGCTAAAACATAGTTAAGATGTTTACAAATACCAACAGAGTTATCGGGTTCCTGCTCTGCACTAATATAATCTAAAGCATTCCACGAAGTTGGATCACCAACAGCACAGCTATAGATACGTCCATTAGGATCGCCAATAAATACATAACTATCTAAATAACAAATACCTGGAACAATTCCAGATGTTACAGGAGTAGTTACAGTTGCTAGCGTATGTGATGTTTTAGCAATCGTATAACAATTAGTTTGATTATGAAAAAACAAATAATTACTACTACTAGTTATTGTAAAATAACACTGTTTAACTGTACCTGTAATAGTACCTATTGTTGTTGTTGCATAAGTAGTTGGATCAATTTGATATACAGTATTATTAACTACTGCAAAGATAGAGCCATCATAATAAGCAACGCCCTGTCCGTCTGAAGAGGCTAATGCTGGTGATGGATTTAAATTAATTAAACCTGGGCGTTTAATAAACTCTTTTCTACCACTACTAGACTCGAAGTAACCATTAACGTTCTTAGAATCTTTAGTTAGAGTTCCATCCCTTGTTTCTATTAATTGTGTTAATGGTATACGGTCTATTGGCATAAGCTCTTAATATTAAGGTAAGTTATTTGATGACGGATTGCCCATACGCATATCAGGCATAAAGAATGTAGAGTAGGATTCAACATCCCAACCTTCTAATTCTTCCTTATACATCTTAGCACGCAAAGCAATTTCTTGACGATGATTGCCAGGAACACTATATTCAATAGCTAGCTGATCAGCAAGATTCCAAACCAAAACATTCATCCACTCAGTGGGAAAGTCAGGGATAGCTTGTGCCGTCATAATGTCTTGCATAGGTTGTTGCACTACAAAGTGTAACTGTAAGTTAGACTGTGTATATGAATCTGGTGTAACGTATAAGTATACATTACTTGTTGTATTACGAACATCCATGTACAGTGAGTTAGGTGTACCAGTACTAAACTTAGAACCTAACATATTGTATTCTTGTTTACTCAACAACTGAATCTGCACATCATCAGTAGATGGTGTTACAGTAATGTTACGCATCCATGCTTGAATGACCTTAAATGGTTTATCAGTATTAAGATCTACTGTCCCTGTTGAAGCTGGTCCTATGACGTAAGATGTTTGTCCTGCCACAAGAGGCAACACTAACTCATTAACCTTCCAGAGTTTTAATCCAGAAGTAGCCATCTGTTTAATAAACAGGTTTAAAGCAAGCGATGCATTAGCTATCGTAGCTGCATCAGGAGTATCACCCAGTTCTAAAACACCCAGCTTACGTAAAGCAAGCTGAATGATTTGATCTCTGGTAACGGTAAAAGTAGTAGACATCTAACCTCCAAAGAGTGTTTTAATTGCTTTATCAAGGCCAATAGTTTGTGCTATAACAACAGCAAGGGCTCCAAGAGCTAGATATTTAATCTGCGATAGATTCTTTTCTATACTTGCCATTGTTCTAGAGAGATCAGATGTAGACTTACGAAGCTCTTTAATATCATCATCATGGTTGTCTGTCTTAACTTCTAGTCGTACTACACGATTTTCAAGAGCTTCAACTGTCATAATTAAACTTTCAATTCTTCCCATGCTACCATGGTTTCATTCCATGTGTATTGTTTACCATCAGTTGGCATAGGTGTTGGCGCATCCCAAGTCCATGTAGATTCATTCAATACCCAGCTTGGAAATGGTTGTGGTGCATAAAACACATCGTTTGTAGCATCATATATGTAACCTATTCCAGCATAGTTGCCTCGCAAAGGAGTACCACCATTAAGGTGCTGATTACCCAATGTGTTGTAGCTCGTTTGTATCCAAGTGCCTGGGCTAGCATCTACAAAAGAATTAAAAAAGTCAGATTCAGCAACAATAACTTGCACAACTTTTCCATCTAAAACTTTAGCAAAATGACTCATGCTGTATAACTCCCTGATGCTGTAAATTTCATAATAGTATTGCCACCTGAAGTCGTAACTGTAGGTGAGCCAGTTGTAATAGTTGAATAATTGGCAGTTGGTACAGAAACAATTACAACACCAGAGCCACCAGCAGCGCCAGCGAAACCAACTCCACCAGAGCCTGCACCACCACCGCCACCACCAGTATTGGCAGTTCCAGCAACACCATTTGTCGTAACACCACCAGCACCACCACCACCAGCTCCACCAGCGCCGGCACCTGCTAATCCACCACCACCACCACCACCAGCATAAGTAACGGCAGAACCTGTAATTGAATTAGATGCACCCACGCCACCTACGCCACCAGAAGCCCCACTAACTCCAACTGCACCAGCACCACCACCACTTGCTACTGTGTAATTTGGTGCACCACTAGAGCCACCGCCACCACCGCCAAAACCTTGACCAGTAGTTCCTGTTCCAGCAGATGCGCTTGAGCCAGCCCCACCTCCAGAACCACCATTTCCACCATTGGTTGTATTTGAGCCACCAGAACCACCGCCAGTAGCAGTTAATCCTAAACCTGTTGAATTATTACCATTTGTTTGTCCAGCACCACCAGACCCTATAACAAATGAATATGTTGTTCCTACAGTTAATGTACTTGTTCCAGAAAGTAAACCACCTGCTCCAGCACCTGCACCTGTATAACCACCAGCATTACTAGAACCACCGCCACCACCGCCAGCTACAATTAAATAACTAGCAGAATAAGTGTAGCCAGCAGTAGAAATTTGCACCCAAGAGCTACCTAAATATGCCTCATAAGCTGATGTAGTAGTGTTATAACGAACCATTCCTACTACAGGACTTGCTGGTCTTTGTGCTGTAGTGCCAGAAGGCAGTCCTATATATCCAGTATTTGTAAATGTATTATCTTGGTCTGTCCAAGGGATAGCGTTTAATTCAGCCGCAACTAGGCGAAGTTCAACACGATCACCTGTACTAAAGGCAGAAGCAGTTGTACCATCTTGTGCCCTAGTAATTGTAAATGTATCTGTTGATCTTGCTGTTACTTTAACAATCTCAATTGGTGTACCAGAAAGACCCTGCAGTGTACAGTAGAAATATTGTGCCCCAGTAAGGACTGGAAACAAAGCACCAGCACCACCAGCAACTGTAAGGGATGTGGCTACGTTAGTAATACTAGACGCTAGCGTTGTTGCTGCATTATTTGTAAATTGTAAATTAGACATAGATACTATCCTATTGTATTATAGTTAATTGGTGACCCATTCACTGCTTTTGTATATACTGATCGATAATACGTTTTAGTTAATGTATTAACCGTTTGAATTAAATCTGTTGTTAATGTCGGAGTAAAATGAAATAGAACAAACACATTAGCAGATTCCGGTCTTGTGAACGGTGGGGCTTGATAATCAGCTACACCCCGTACAAAGTCTTGCGGTTGTCTGGGTTCCCAACACCGCTCATCAACCATAAAACCATCCCAACGTTTACGAAGCTCACCGGACTTAACAATACGCCCACATGATTCACAAATACAATTCCAACTACCTCGGACATAGTTTGATTGATAGCTCATAGCTTATACCAGACTAGCATCATAAATTGGCAAATCACCAACACCAACATATGTATTACCTTGGGAAGTAGTAATAGTCATCTCAAGTCTATAAGTGACCTCACTGATTCCATTAACTACTCTTTGAGATGCTGTCATATTAGAAATAACAGCTGTTCCACTTAATATTGCAGATGGACTTGGATCAGTACCATTCATTACAATTACAGAACACGTAGCTGTTGAGATAGTCTCAGAGGGGGATAACACTTGCGAAAAGTCAAATGTAAATAACTCGGACTCTGTAGTAATCTTATATGAAAAACTATCAGCCATTTGGATTCCTAAATAATAATATGATACGTGATTTAATAATAGATAATGATCTTTGTGCCGATCGAACTACGCTAGTAGTGTTTTTAGCAATACTAATTAATCGTTCTTTGGGCTGTACAATAAATGTAAACTTAGCAACAGCTCCAAACTTCTTAACAAACTCTGCAAACATTGATAGTGTAGAAACACTAACATATGTTAATTGTTTATATATAAATGTAGATAAAAAAGTTATTGAGTTAGATAAATAACTTAAAGTTTTTAATAACTGCCTTACAATAGTGCTACTGGATATAGATACTATTGTTAGTATCTTAGACAATATTAAATGTCTAGCAATAGTTATTATACTACTTTCAATTACTATTAATATCTTAACAATTGCTTTACCAATAAGTGAAGTACTATTAGATACAATATTTATTGTTTTAAAAAGAGCTTTAAGGACGGAGGTAATTGAACTGCTTACATACGTAATTGTTTTTGAAATAGCTTTAGATGTTGTTACTGTTGTGGTACATATCTTAACAAAAGCAACTAAATGAAAAGCTGATTCAGTAAGTACTGCTAGGGTAGTATCTGTAATCGTAGCAAAGATTTTAGCTATTGCTCGACTAACAACTACGGCACTAGTTGACGTATAGCTTAATAATTTAATTTGTAGTTTAACTAAGCTTGATACCGATGTACTCAACACTGTTAATGTTCTTGTAAACGCCCTTAACAAACTACTTGTAGTTGTTGATACAATAGCTATAAACTTAGATAATGCTTTTTTAATTGTTGTTAAAGATGTAGATACAATATTTAATAATTTATTAATAGTTTTAACTACTGTAATTAAACTACTAGAACTTGTTGTTAAAATCTTACCAATAACTTTTACAATAATAGCTGTTGATGTTAAAGTACTACTTAATGTTTTTAAATAAGAAACAACTTTAACTATCGTATTAGTAGTTGTTGAAGTTATTAAGAGTGTTCGTAAGTAAGTCCCTAGACGTATCAATGTTCTACTAGTTATAGAAGTAATATTTAATGTTCTAAAATAGCTAACTAACTTTGAAACAGTAGACACACTTGTTGATAAATATGTCAGTGCTTGTGTATAGGCAGTATGACTTGCTCCATTTAAAACAAAAGTATTAAGGGCTCCAGAGTTAAGCGTCATAAAAAAATGCTTTACCTGCTGGGTAATCACAAAATACTTTACTTCCAGCTGTCACATTGATTGCAGCGCCTGCAGCGGAAGATGCTAATATTGTTGTTCTGGCTAATGTAGTACCAGACAATGTGTAGGTCCCTAAACCTACTTCCCAGTTCGTGCCATCAGTAATAGTGTAATAGGTTGTATTACCATTACCGATGGTCGAAAAGGATTGATACCCTGTTACAGCCCCTGCTAAAGTAAGAGTACCAGTACCAGTAGTATTGGTTGTTTCTTGAACACGATCCACTAAAACGAGAGCCATAATATTCCTATACTATATTAACTAAATTGTACTTTAAAAGTAAACTGAATACTGTCGCCAGTGTTAAGTGCAATACCAGTAAAGTCACCTTTAACAAACAAGTTACCTGATGTTGAGGCATCAAACACACCAGCATTAGTAATCGTTTCAGATGTACCAGCTGTTTGAGTACCAACTACTTGGAATGTGTCGTTTGTTACAGATGTTGTTTGTTGTGTGACTGTTCCACTTACTCGAGGTGTTACCTCAGTAAATAGAGTTGTATCAGTAGCGCCTGTTGTACCAGCACCCGTTCCCCAAGCAACATACTGAGGAACAGTACCACCGCTGTTTAAGCGACTAGTAACAATAGCTTTACCTGAGTTGACTAAAAGTGTAGCCATTTTTTAATTCTCCAGAAAAGTCGTTTGATTGGGTTTTTGTGCCAATAGTCTATTACGCCAAGTTCAACTACAGTACCGTCCGCACGGATAACCGTAGCGGACAGTTGTAGTTCTCTTGCGTTGCTGTTTGCAACTTGCATTACTGAACGCCCTGTTTAACCAGTTCAAGTACTACGGAGAACACCAGTGGTGTTGTTCCGATTGTAGTATTATAACCAGCAGTTGACAAAGCAATACGACCAGTAGCACTAGGTGCATTATTCTGCAAACCACCAAAGTTAAAGAAGCTCATCTTACCACGACCAGCAATAGGAAGAATATCTACTTGGGCACTTCCGTCCCATAGTAAACGAACTTCCAGTGGATCAGAGATAGAATAATCAAGATGATCAATTCTAAATCCTGTAGGTATTAGAGTATAATTAACTGGATCAATAATAATAATACTACCAGCAACTAGCGA